GTTGCAATCATGGGATGAAAAAACACAACAACCGGATAAGCAAAATTCGTTCGATCACTCCAATGACGCATTAGGATACTGTGTATATAGAGAGTTCTCGATTCTGTATGCCCGTGCAGGTAGCAGAACTGGAATTAGAATTTATTAAGTGAGGCTTTCCCCGTGACTTTCAGTGCATACAGTGGTTATAGACAAAATAGAAAGCCAGCGGAAGCGCGTGTCGTTGAGGTTAATGATCCAAACCAGCAATGGTTAAATATGCAGCCGCATTGGGGATTAATTGAGACAATTATTCAAGGGACATATGAGATAAGAGGCAAGCATCGAAAATATTTACCGCAAGAGGAACGTGAGACAGACCAAAGCTACGATGCAAGACTCAGCAGAAGCGTTCTCAGTCCTTATTTTATCAGAATCGAAAGGATGTTAGCGGGTATGTTGACCCGTAAGCCAGTGCAATTAAATGACACTCCCGATGAGATAAGAGAAAATTTATTCGATATAGACCTGGCTAATAACGATTTGAATATATGGACCTATGAGGCTAGTCGCAAGCTTCTGCGCTATGGCCATATTGGAGTGCTTGTTGATGCTCCTGCTTTGGAATCAGAAGATGGCCGTCCTTACTGGGTGACTTATACACCTAGGGATATTATTGGTTGGAAGACTGAGAAGAAAGAGGGAAAGGATGCTCTAACTCAGTTGCGTTTAGCTGAACGGGTTTTAGTAGATGACGGTCTGTATGGTGTTAAGGAGATTGAGCAAATCAGGGTATTGACGCCTGGAAGTTTTGAGATTCATCGAAAGAATAAGGACGGTGATTTCAAGATCGAGGAGCAAGGAACAACGTCATTAGATGTAATTCCTTTTGCTGTTGCTTATTCAAACAAGGTTGGGTATTTAGAGTCACGCCCGCCGATGAGTGATATCGGGGAACTTAATTTGAAGCACTATCAGATTCAGAGCGATTATGACAATATTTTGCATTGCGCTGCTGTGCCGATGCTTTCGATATTTGGGATGCCACCAAGCGATAGCGAAATCAGTGCAGGTCCAGGTGAAGCATTTGCAATGCCAGCGGAGGCAAGAATTGAATATATAGAGCCAGCGGGAAATAGTTTTTCAGCACAACAAGAACGACTGAAAGAAATAGCATCACAAATTAATGAATTGGGCCTCGCCGCCATCCTTGGGCAAAAATTGTCTGCCGAAACGGCCACCTCTAAGGCCATTGATCGTTCTCAATCAGATGCCACTATGTTGGCTGTGGCTCAACAGATGCAGGACTTAATTGATAATTGTCTGAGATTTCATGCTGCTTATTTAGGGGTAGAGGGTGGAAGTTGTTATGTTAATCGCGATTTTATGGCTGCCCGTTTAGAGCCACAGGAAATAGCCAGCCTTTTACAGCTATATACAGCAGGTACGATTTCCAAGGAAACATTATTAACCATGCTTTCGCAGGGTGAGGTGTTGCCAGATGATTTTGATATTGAGGAAGAGTTAGAAGCGACGGAGGCTGCTTTATTAGATCCATCACCTGTTGAGGTAGCGGAAGAACCTGCTGAAGTAGAGGAGTAAAGAATGGCTGACCCCAGCGGAACGCCATCAAGTGTTTTCAAGCACGCTATTAATCTGAATCGCTATAGTAACGGCGTTTCAAAAAAAATAGTTATTGCCTATAACCGCATCCTTGTTGATGCGACGAAAGAATTGCAATCGATGAGCGACAAGGATTATTCGTCTTCATATAGAGCGAAACGGTTAAGACAAATCATTGGATCATTAAAGACGAGCCTTGATGGGTGGGCTGGTGACGCTTCAAAATTTATGACGAAGGATCTTAACGAATTGGCAAATATTGAAAGCGAGTTCGCAATGGCTCAACTTTTGCAGGAAATCCCTGAACAGTACGCCGATGGAATTGTTCGAGAATTAGAGATTAGTCCAGAATTTGCGAAGGCCGTTGTTACTAAAGACCCAACAGAATTAAATCTCGTCACAACTGAGGCAGGTGACACCTTGACGGGTAAAGGTGTTTATAAGTTGACGGCAAAGCAAGGGACACCGCTTGCTTTACCTAACGGCGACACTGTGGAAAAAGCCTTCAGGGGGATTGCTAATACATCAGCACAGAAGTTTCGTTTGGTCGTCCAAGATGGAATGTTAACGGGTCTTTCTACAGATAAGATTGTCCGTCGAATAATTGGGACACAGGATAAGTTTAATTTTGAAGGAATGGAGTTCGGTAAAGGTCAAAAGGCAAGTGCCAGAGCAATTGCATTGGCGGGAGGCAAAGACGGCACTCGTTTAGCAAATCATCAAATAATGACGCTCGTAAGGACAAGCGTTAACCAAGTTTCAAATACTGCAAGTCAAGAGACATATAAAGCTAATTCTTTAGTCACTAAGGCTTACAGATATGTGGCGACGCTCGATAGTAATACAACTCTTTTATGTGCTTCAAAGGACGGCAAGATTTTCCCTTATCAAGAAGGGCCAATGCCACCGCTTCATTTCAATTGCAGGTCAACAACTGTCCCTGTTATTGATTGGGATGGATTAGAGCAAAAATATGGGATTGTGCCACCTGAAAAAATAGAAGGAGTTGGCGCAGCAAAAAGATCTAGCATTGATGGTCCTGTCCCTGCGACTGAAAAATATGGCGATTGGTTATATAGCAAAAGGGTGAAGGAAGGCAGGAAAGTTTTACCTGGACCTGAGCAGATTGACGCGCTTGGTTATGACAAAGCTGTTTATTTTAATCGCTTAGCGGCTAGATATAAAGATCCGAATAAGGCAATCGTTAGCTTAGTAAGGGAAGACGGAACAGAGAAAACATTAGCTGATTTAAGGCGTGATTATAAATTAAAGAAAGTTGATCGGTCTATTAAAGAAGCAACAAAAGCGATTAAGGCGGAAGCGCAGAGACTTCCGACAATGGAGGAGCTTCAAGGGTTACAAAAAGATTCGCCTTTGAGTGAATCAGATATAGCGGGTGTTTTCGCTTTGATGACGGAAATGAAAGGGCAAGCGGGTGTCAATGCTAAAAAATTATTCCAATTTGCAGAGCAGCGACAGGTTTTCTGCTCTTGGTCAACGGGGGAAAGCACAAGACATCTGCTAAAGAACCCGCAACTTAAAAAGAGCATGGAGGCAGCGGTATCAAGAGGGACAAAGGGTTATAAGGGAGACTTGAAAGGGGTCGTTAAAACACTCGGAGTTGATACATCTAAGGAGGTGTTGAAGGATATCGAGAAAGGAAGAGCTGGCGCACGCTTTAAAAAAAATTTAACGATGCAAGGAGAAGGCGAAGGAGTTAGTGGCTTTACGTCTGTTGGTCGGAATAATATTGTTGTTCGTAGTAGAAGCAATTATAAACCTGTCAAAGATCTCAAGGAAGTTGTTGCGGTTATCAAGGGAAGCGTAAAAGCGGCGGGCAAAGGAAAACCATTTAGACATTCAGGCGGAGATTCTTTTGGAGAATTAACAGGGTTCCTTGGCCCTCAAGAATGGATTGGTACTTATGTGCATGAAATGGGACATCAAATTCATTACGCTGCAAATAAGGTCAAGCTTTCCTTTAGGAAAGTATTGGAGTTAAATCCGTACGATAAAGATATAACCGTAGGGACTTGGATCCCCAGCGAATATGGGTCAAGTAATTATTTAGAACAATTTGCTGAAACATTTGTCCAATACATCTTTGACCCTGTAGGCTTAAAGAAAGTAGCCCCAGAAGCCTATAAATGGGTTGATAATGCAGTGGCTACAGCATTAAAAGCACCGAAATGAGTTACGAGCAAGCGATTGCTTTAATTTCCGATTGGCCGCAGGATAAGAATGTCCCAAGGCTGATGAAGGATATTTATGAGAAGTCAAATGCGTATGACAAGATTGACATAGGCCGTGCGACTGAGGCTTTATATGCAGCGGCGGAAAATAATGAAGATATTGATTTAATTGACAAAATTTGGAGCAAAGTTTAACCGTAACGGGTAAACTATTTGTATCGTTTGAAAAAGGTTCATGGGCCGTCGATACGTAAGGGATAAGGCTGGTCGTTTCGCAGCAAAAGGCGGAGGCAGCAAAGGCAAAGGCGGCAAGATGGGTAAGTCCGCTAAGAATGTGAAGGCAAGGGCGGCTTATAAGAAAGCTTCAGGGAAGTTGAGAAGTATGAAGAAGGTTAGCGGAGCGTTATCGACAGGGAAGGCCAAGATCAGAGATGCAAAAGACCGCAAGTTCTGGAATAGATCGATAGGCGGTGCGAAGTCGGGAATGACCCGCGTAACAAATAGGCTTACAAATAAAAGAGCAGCAAAAGCGAAGCCCTCGCCTAAGAGGGAAAAGGCTTTGACTAGATCTAGGGCTTTGGCTACGGAAAGAAAACTTCAGAAGAAGAATTTAGCTTCAGTAAAGAAGGCAAAGGCGACAAGAGCAAAAACCGCAGCAACTAAAAAGGCCGCAGCAACTAAAAAGGCCGCAGCAAAGAAGGCAACAGCCGCAAAGAAAAAAGCCTTGGCAAAAAGCAAAAGTTATAGCGGTTTAACACCTAAGCAGCAATATAAAGCAGCTACAAGTAAGGCCCGTGCAGCTAAATCAGGTTATGCACAAGATAGAGGTCAAGGGTATGACAGAGCTGGCAAAGCTTCAGGCAAGGGAAAAGTAAAGAGGTCCATGAAACTTCCTGGGACCGATTCAGCAAGGGGCATTGGTTCAGCTAAGGCTCAGGTAACAAAGCTTCAAAAGAAATTCGGGAAAGGAGCCACAAAGGGTAAAGGTTATGGATTATCGAAAAAAGGACAGGCAGCAAAGGGGAAATTTAAAGACTTAAAGAGACAAAGAGGCGGCGTAACTAAAGGTAAGGGAACAATTGCCCAAAGGAAGAAGAGTCTGAATGTCAGAACGACCCAACAAGCTTTTGGGATGAAAGTTAAGAAACCAGTAAGCAAGGCGGCTCAGAAGTATATCGGTAAGCGTAATGTTGAGGAATCTAGGGTTTCAGCTTCTAGAGGTAAAGGCAGCAAGGCGAAAAGACGGGCAGACGCAATCGAGGGGAAATATAATAAGAAAAGACGTTAATCATCAGCAATAAAGTCATCAAGGGTATCAAGACAATCCATAACGTTACGCCAAAATTCAGGCACTAAAAGAATGTCATCTTGGCTATCAGCTTTACCTAATGTAACAACATCAGCCATTTCATTCCCTGTGACGATATAGACCATTGTCGGATTCCCTTCACCATCAACATCAGGAACAGTAGATAGAAGTTCGCGTAATTCACGAACAGTAAAACCTTCTTCTTTAATCATTGGGGTTGTTTTTGTAGATTCTTTGCTAACTTAGAGCAAAACTAGCCTTACGGGTTATTTATGTCCGACGAAAACATTCAAGAGCCTACGGCTGTTGATCCTTCAGAAGTAGACGCATTAAAAAGAAGCGTTGAAAGTCTAGAAAAGAAAAACTATGAATTAATAGGCAAATTAAAAAAGAAGGAAACGCCTGAAAAGCCTGGCGATTATGAGGAGCTTGTCGAATTTAAAAGGCAAGCAGAACAAAAAGAATTAGAGGCTAAGGGTGAATACTCCAAGGCTTTGCAGTCACGGGAGGATCAATTCCGTAGTGCTGTTAAAGAGAAGGATGACAAGATCAAGAAACTTGAAGCAAAAATCCGAGATCTTGAATTGATTTCACCTGCCCTTTCTGCTTTATCTAATGCGGTGCATGATACTGATTATGCATTAGAAAAATTAGGTAAAGATAAGTTTGAAGTAGCAGAAGATGGCTCTGTTGTTTATGTCGATGAGTTCAGTCGAATGACAATAGAAGAAGCTGTCCAGAAAAAATTAGCAGCGAATGATCGTACTAAGTGGGTTGTTAAAAAGCCTGTTGCCAGAGGGGGAGGAGCCTCACCAGCAGGATCTTCGACAGGTAGCGGCGTAGATCAAGGTGACTTGAAATATTTTCTAAAAGGAACAGAGAATTTAGATGAACAGACCCGAATTTATAAACAACAAGGTGCAGAAGTTTGGAGAAAACTTAGAGAAATGGCTAAAAACCGTTAGTATATTGATTAATCACTGAAAAATAGGTTACGCCTGTCTGGTGAGTTAATGGGTTACGCCCAACTGCAAAATTATCTGAGAATTAAACATGGCTCCTACAAGACGGAGTGATGTCATCATCCCAGAGGTTTTTGTTCCCTACGTCGTACAGGCGACTACTAACCTAGACCGCTTTTTGCAGTCTGGTGTCGTACAGCCTTTGGCAGAGTTGAACGGAACTGAGGGCGGTGACTTTGTAAATATACCTTTTTGGGGTGCAAACCTTTCAGGCGATCAAGAGGTTCTATCTGATAGCACTTCATTGACACCTGGCAAGATCAGCACAGGCAAGCAAATCGGTGTGCAGCTTCATAGAGGTCGTGCGTTCGAAGCGAGGGACCTTGCCTCGATTGCCGCGGGCTCGGACGCGATGGCAGCTATCGGTAATAAGCTTGCTGCTTACATTGCTAACCAAAGACAGAAGGATCTTCTTGCTACTTTAGAAGGTTGCTTCGGATCACTTAACGCTAATGATTCAAACAGTGCATTTTTTGCAATGTGCGTTGATTCAGAGAGTGGTGATTCACCTGCTGTTCTAAGTCCTAGAACTGTTGCTGCTGCAAGAGCCAAGTTTGGCGAGCAAGGCGACAAGCTAACCGCTGTTGCTATTCATAGCAATACTTATTATGACTTGGTTGAGCGTAAGTTGATTGACTATGTTTCTACTGCTGATGCACGTGGTACAACCACAACTCAGTCAGGCGGAACAATGGCAAACGCTTATGGCGGCGACGACAAGGTTCCTACTTTCTGCGGTTTGAACGTTATTGTTTCCGATGATGTAACCAAAACTGGCTCAGGTGCAACAACTGAATATGCCTGTTACTTCTTCCAGCCTGGTGCTGTAGGTAGTGGCGAGCAGGCAGCGTTGGATTTGGAATCGGATCGCGATATTCTTGCCAAATCAGACGCGATCAGTTATGACGCACACTATTGCTATCACCCAGT